TGCTCCCTGATTTCCTCCCGAACTTTGGCAACGTCGATCTGGGGGCGGGACGCAAGTTTCCTCATCATCCCCAGTTCGTTGCCAAGACGCTGAACCATCAGTTCCTTGTCCCGTATTTGCGCTTCCAGGCGGGTTGCTTTTTCCTCCGCGGTTTCCGGTGGGGCCTGGGGTGGCGTTTCTACGGGCGCCGGTTGTGGTTCGCCATCTTGCACAGGTGCCGGTGTTTCTGGTGCCTGTACCGTGGTCGGGGGGATGGTGTCCTCAACGGGAGTGGCAATCTGCTTCTCCAGTTGAGCATCGTCCACCGTGGTCAGGTCCGCATCTTGCAGAACTTCTGCGACCATTCACCCTCCCTGTTTTTCGCCGGCATGGGGTTTCATGGTGTCCCGGCGTTGAAAAAAATTCGCTACTTACAACCTCCGCGCTTTCCACCCTTTTTTTTGTTCATTTCATTTCCTCCCGAAGTGCGCTGATAACTTCGTCCAGATTCTTCGCCACCAGGCCAACTCCCTTGTTGGCGCGGACGGTGCGGATGAAGTTGAGTTGTTCTTCGGACGCCTTGTTTTTCCCGCTCGCTTCTTTCGTTTCGATGGCAAGGAATCTCCCATTCGGTAGAAACCCGAGAATATCGCTGGCGCCCGGCTTGCCCCCGTACTTTATGAATCCACCGTGTTTCAACTGACCCATGCCCCGCGGGTTGTTCCACGCCTCAACGCCGACCTTCGCCAGATACTCCAGGATCAGTTGCTTGACTTCTTTTTCGGTGGAGGGTGGTTTCTTCATTACTGGAATCCTTGCGGTGCCGGCGGTTGATTCGTCGCCGCGATTTTCGACTTCGTGATCTCCGCGTCGATTTTCCTATTCTCCAGATCCATCTGCGCTTTTGCCTGTGCCTCCATTGCCTGGAGTACCGTATCCTTGTCCTCCAGGTCGGACAGTTGTACGAGTAGTGACGGTGGGACCTGAATCCCCTTGCCAGCGAGATCGGCCCATGCAGCAAAATTTGCTCGACGTTGCGTCGGAGAGTGTGCTGATTCGGACACCGCCACATCGTATTTCGATAGGTCGGTGGTGGTCAGGAGCGTGGTTATCTCCTGGGTGCGGTCCACACCTTCGCCAGTCATTGGCTGTCCGCCGACCATCATTTGGGGGTTCTTCGACGCCTGGCCCGACAGCACTCGCATGGTGCGTTCCGGGGTGTAGACCTTCTGCATCAGGCGGATGATGATGCGCCCCAGTTGTTTCTTGCAGAGGTTCAAGTTGTCGAACAGGAATTCGTTGCCGATGAGTCCCTGTCGCTTCTTTTCGATCTGCGCCAGCCCGCTTTCGGACTTGGAATCAATGCCGAGCAATTCGGGGTTGATGTTCATAATCTCGCGCAATTTCGTGGTGGAGATTTCTTCAAGCGCGGATATTTCGTTCGGGAACTTGATGCCTTCGATCTGCAAGGGAACGCGGTTAATATCCGTCACCTTGAGCGTGAAGCCGGGTGTTGCGGCGTTCTCCTTGAACTTCTTTTCGGCCGGCTGATCGGGGAACGTGGACGCATCGTAGAACCATCCATACGCCGCGGCCTTGTTCAAAATATCGACGATCTGGGAGTGGCGCTTGTTGATTTCGCGTTGCGGGTCCTTCGCGGCTTCGATCTTCCCCCAGTATTTCCCATTGCGACGCTTCGCGTAAAAGGCCACCAGGGGGAACGCATCGCCGTACAGGTCGTTGTACTCATCCGAAAGGAACACGGTCCCCGCAACCAGGGTGACGCGGAGCCGGTCAATGCGCTTCTCCGTGACTTTTGCGAGTTGCTTTGCACCGGATACTTCGGCCTCATCCCAGTCTTTCAGGGACTTCGTTTCGTTGCCGATGATCGCCACATTCTCCCTGTCGTATTCCTTCCGCCAACACTCGACCAGGAGGAATTCCTTGCGGGCTACGTCGACCATCAGCGGATCGGGAGCAATGGCAAGAGGCGCGGGTACGCCTTCCTGGGCGTTGAATCCCGCGTCGTATGCGTCCGGCTTCTCCTGGGTTTCCATCGGCGTCGTTCGCAGTCCCATGACTTCCGCCATGTTCCTGGCGATTGAATCCGCCTTGTCGGGGAACATTTGTTTCATCTTCGCTTCGGAGAACCATTGCGCCTTGCAGAGATATTCAAGGTCCTTGCAGTCCACGCGCTTGTGGGGACCCAGGTAGCAATCGGATTGAGGGAATTGCTCGACAACTATATCCCCGAGCGGGTTTTTATCGTAGTCCACATACGCATGGAAGAAACCACGGCCGGTAATCATGCCGTCGTCAAAGACGTTGGTTTCTTCGTGTTCGTAATTGCATTGGTCGAGAATGTTGGTGACGACGGTGTTCAGAATGTCAACGACGCGCTGATCCCCTTCCTCCACGGGGAGATACTTTATGTCCGAGCGGTTCTGCCGCTGGTAGCCGGACAGAAGATCAATCTTCGGTTCGATTTCGTTCATGGTCAAGGCGGCGCGATCCGCCAATTCCAGTTCTTTCTTGATTTTGGGGTCCCATTGCTTGCCGGCATAGAAATCTTCCGACTCGTTTGCCATCTTGCGGCACTCATCTTCGCCGCTCCTGGCGGTTTGAAATAGACGGATGACCTCGCTTACGATGGCGGTTTCGTCCCCAGGCGGTTTTTCCTTCGGTTTTTCGGTTTCGGGGACTTCGGGGAGGATGTCGTGAACGTGACCGCCCGGTCCTTCGGTCCACCCCATCCCCATCGCCTGGGGGGACGCTCCCGGCATGGGTAGAGGCGACTCCCGCGGGACTATTTTGTGGGAATGACCTTCGTTTTGGGAAGAAACGGCGGAACCATCCGGCAATTCCAGGACGGCATGGGAGTGGGCGGGCGATCCCGCCTTCGTTGAGCGAGAAAGTGCCATTACCGACCCGTGTATTGCATCAGGATGGTGCTTGTCAACAACAAAATGTCACGCACCCATCCACCCGCGACGAATTGGTGCGGGAGTGTCATCAAAATATTGCTCGTTTTCGGGTCGAAACACCGAATCGCGGAAATATTCGGTGAGCATGAGGGCGTCCGCCCGGTTTGGGGACGCCAGCCCGCGTTTTTTCATTTCCATCTTGCTTTCGACCTTCACCTTGTCGCTACTGCCGGCGGGTTTCCATTTGATCGACGACAATTCCCCGATCAGTTCATCATCATTCGGGATCCTGATGCGCCTGGACTCGAATCTCTCCCTCACGCGCCAGTACAATTCGTCCCTCAACCTCACAAAACGATCCTCACGCGACGCCGCTTCCGCCACATTCACGCCGATCACGGTTTTTCTCATTTCCCGAAGGCGATCGACCACGCCCGCGCCAATTCCAATGCAGTCGATCAGCGTTGTCGCGGGTTTCAGGTCCGCCATTGCGCCCATGATATGCCCGCACAACTCCATCGTATCCAGTTTGCGGTATTCGATCAGCGGTTCCACCAGCATCCCCCGCCGCGGGCAGATGATTGAAACGTCGTCCCCCATGCGAGCAACGTCCACACCCAGGACAAGGCCCTGCTTTGGATTCTCCACAACATCCCTGTCCACCGCAGACATAATTAGTTCCAGGGAAATGAGCGCATCCGGCTCCGCTTCCGGGAATTCGCCCTGTACCCTCATGCGGTAGAAGTTTGAGTCCGTCCCGTACTTCCCCTTCATTCGCGCAACGTACCCCGCCATTGCCTGGGTGCCGGTTACGTCGTCCATGTTCGACGACTCGCAAGACCAATGCAGCGCAACCCAGTTTTTCCGATCGCGGTGATGCGTCTGATAAAAGTACCCGTTGTTCCGCGTGGGGTTGGAGATCAGCACACCGATATTGAATTTCCCGGTCTGGGCGCCCTCCAACGGCAGAAACACGCCGTCCGCCACGCCCGATGCTTCGTCGACACTCAGCACCATGTAGTCGGAGTGAAACCCCGCCAGGGTTTCCGCCTGTTCCTCCTTGTCGCCCGTCACACGCGCCGTCCGATTGACCACGAACGCCTCGTCCGCGCCCTTCCCTCCACGACGAAACGCCTTCTCCGATTGAATGTCCAGAATGTCGCCCAGTTTCCCCGAGGACTTCCGCATCCACACCCGCATTTCAGGCCACAGAATGTCCTGCAACTGGTGTTGCGTCGGAGCCGTCACCAGGCCACGCGCACCGGGAAAGCAAGTCAACAACCATAGGTACACCCACGCCAGAAACGCATCCTTCCCAGTCCCGTGACCAGACCTGATCGACACGCCAATCTTCCCGGCGTACTCCTGTTCCTCATCCGACAACGGAACGCCATACGCCATTTTCAACTTCGAGTCATACAACTTCCCCAAGGCACGTAACCCTTCGCGCTGCTGATTCGTCGGCACCACACCAACAACTTCCAAAACGAATTGAACCGGATCGTTCCGCCACTTCAAAAACGTGTCGTCAAGTTCACCCATGAAAACCCCTTTTTATGGATTCGTCCGCCACAGACCACCATATCAGTCGGGGTCCGGCGGCGGCGGGTGGGGCGCCGGGTCCCCCCCCTGGGTGGTGGGAGGGGGTCCCGCGGGTCCCGCGGCGCCGCGGCGCTCCAGGGCCAGGGCCTTGAAGCGCTCCGCTTCCCTTGCTTCCGCCTTGCTCACCAGTCCCATCAATCCCGATATGTTCAAATTGCTTTCCCCTCTCATCAACCGGGCCTTGTCTACCAGGATCGCGTACTCCAGGACGGACCACTTCCTGTCGGCGTCCGCCTGGAACTGGTGCAGGGCGTCGACGCGCAAGGCATCCAGGATGACCGGCTCCTGATCCCGGATGAATTCCAGGTCCGGTTTTATCCGGACGATAAGGTCCCGGAGCGCCTGAACGCGGCGCTCAGTCAATCCAAGGCGCCGGCAAATTGGTTCCAGGTTCGCGCCTTCCGTGGTGATCGCCTTCACAACGTCCCCCCGTAACCCAGGATCCGCTATCCGTCCAGGTTTTGGTCCAGGTTTATGTCTTTTTCGTTTTGCCTTATCACTCATTTATGA